GGCGTAGTCTGCTTGAGTATGCCGCGCTGCCCCAGTTGCCGCGCCACGTTCACCTGCGAATGATCACCATCGGACTCGCGGATGGTGGTGATGGCCTCACGCTTCGCCTCTTCGTGAATCCTGTTCATTTCCGCCGGGGACAAGTCCTTGCCCGCCGCGAGCTTGTTGTAGTGCAACTCATAACCGGACAAGGCAGAGACGATCCGGTTGGACATCTCGATGTAGTGCGGTATGGTCTGTGCAATGCGTGCAGCCCGTGCGCCGATGCTCTTGTCGTTGGGGTCCATGCGCAGCATCTGCTGCGTGATGCCGAAGTTGATCAGCCCGGTGTCCATCAGGTGATCCATCAGGTCCAGTTGCCGCTCACTCAGCACTGGCGTCCCGTCCTTGTTGCGCAGCTTCGACGCTTCCAGCGTGATGTCCGATGTCTTCGCCAGCCTGTTGAACAACGAGTCGCCCTTGCTCGACATCCAACCGGTCGTCATCGCCGACTTGAGCATCCCCCACGCCAGCGCGGTGTTGCGTCCCATCGACATTGCCGCATCGGCATACCCGTACTTGGCACCCAGCGTAGGCAGCGTGACCTGTGCAGGCTGCAAGCCAACAGTCAGCATGTACATGGGCGACAGTCCCAGTCGCCAGAACCCGGTGGCCGCACGCATCGCGGCAATCGTCTGGCTGTACTCCAGCGGCTGCTGCATGTCTGCCTGCTTCTTGTACAACTCGTTGACGTAGCCCCCAATCTGCGTACGGATGTCGTTGATGTCCGCACCCGGCACGGCACGCAATTCGGTCATTGCCGCATCCAGATTGGTCGACACATCGGCGAACCTCATCGCCGACCGCGCATTCACCAAGGCGCGATTGGACATCTCCATGTTGTTCATGTACATCTTGGTAGTGTCGCGGCTGGCACCATTGGTGTTGTCAGCCATCATCCTGTTCTTGAGTGGTGAAGTCTCTGGCTGCTGGCCGATGTACAGGTCATGCAACGCCTGCTTCATCTGGTCCTTGGCGGCATCGGTCGCCTTCTCCAGACCATCGATGCGCCTCTCGGCAGAGCGGATGAATGCGGGCGTGGCCCCCGCTGCAAACTTGTTGCGTTCGCCAATGAGTCCAGCCCCGTACGAATCCGGTTCGAACAGATCACTCAATCCGGCAAGCTTGGAGACCGCCTCGGTGTGGGAAAGCTGATCGGTGAACTTCATGTACACCCGGCGCGAACCGTCGGGCAGCATCTCGCGCCAGTCGCGGTTCATCCCGTCGACCACCTTGCCCACCCGGTTCCATTCCTCTTCGCCGCCCTTGACATCGAACACGATGAAGTGCGTGCCCTCGCGCCCACGGTGGTAATACGGCAGCTTGCTCTGCTGTTCGTACGCGGCCTGCATGCCTTCCATCGTATCGTGGCGCATCTTCTCTGCCAACGCCAAACCTTCCTTTGTCTTGTTAGTTGCTTCGGTAGTCGCAGCAGTACGTTCTGCAGCAGTAAAGGGCTTGCCATTGGCCTTCTCCGCTTTAGCCACTGCCTTGGCTATTGCCTTCTGTGCATCCGGTTCAGCTACCGCCGCATTCTCTGCCCGCTGCACATCCGCCTTCGACTCCTTCATCACGCCATTGATGGCCTTCTGCAAACGAGACAGTTGTTGCTCCACTGGAATCGGCGTGCGATCCGCATTGCGCAGATGCGCGGCAAAGTCGAGTCCTGCCTCGGATGGAAAGCCATCGCCCTTGACCTCGCCCCACAGCATCTGGGCGTGGCGCTGGGCATTCATCAACTGGTTCTTCACCAATCCTGCCTCGTAGACCTTGAGCGGCGTGTCCGTCGCGCCACGGCCCTCCATCGCCTTCGATATCTGCGTCAGTTGCTCGTACTTGGCCCGTGCCCGCACCGCTGCAGGGTGATCGAACTGCGCCTGTGTCAGCGTCGGATTCTCCTTCTGCGCATCAGCCAGTGTCTTGTACTTGGGATGGGCACCGGTAGCCACGGCATCACGCGCCATCTCACCCATGATCTCCATGCCCTTGGGACTGAGCTTGTCCATCGCCATCATGCGCTGGCCATGTTCCTGCGTACCACCGGGATCGTTCAGCAACTTGTGACTATCCGACGAACGGCCCTCGGCAACCTGACGGAAACTGGTGAACCACTGGTTCACCTTGTCGACGGCAGGACCGGCAGCAGGGAACCTGTTCCACACGTCCTTGCGCATCATCTCCATCCGACGCTCGTGATCGTGCAGGGTGAACCAGCCGTGCATATTGAACGCCTGTCGTGGACTCAGGCTGTCGATGCTGTGTTTCGTGAACCTGTCGCTCGCACCACTCAGTGCGGTGGACACGCCGGGGATGCTGTTGAGGAAACTGGACAGCCGCCCAAACGCACCCAGCGGACTGTTGGGATAGCGGTCCACCAGTGCATTGTTGAACACCTCCGTCGAGTTGCGGTTGGGATCACCGAACAACGCCTTCGATGCATCCAGCAGCTTGTTGAACTGCGTCTCAAACCTGAAGTCGATGTGCAACGCCTGCAACAGCGAATTGGCAAATTTCTTCCACCCCTTGTCGCCCAGCGCCGCACGGATGGTCGGATTGTTCAATCCCTCGGATACGAACTCGTGCGGGCTGCTCAACGCCAGTACATGCGACGGATCGTTCTTGTTGTACTTCTTGTAGAACTCGTCCATCACCTCACGCACAGACTTCAGCGCACCCACCTCTGCCTGCTCACTGGGCGTCAGCGTCTTGCTGTCCTTCAGTTCAGCAGCCAGCGCACGATCCAATGCGGCATGCGTCAGCGCATGCGTGGTCTCGTGCATGAGAGTCAGGGTGTTCATGCCACCCCGGCCAACCTCGATGGTGTTGGTGCGCGGCCGGTACCGTGCCCCATCGAAGTCCGCATTCTCGATGACCTTGATCGTCGCCGACGGCAACTGCTTGCCGAACAACGCCGCCATCTCCCGCGTCGCCGCATCCTTGTGCGTGGTGGCGATATGGTTCAGCGCCTTGGTCACCTCTGCCGTCTTGCCAACCACCTTGCCTAGCTGTTCGTCACTGAAGCCAGCGATGCCCCGGCCTTGAGTGTCATTGTTGGTCTTCTCTGCCATGGAGTCGGCCATGATCTTCGCATAGGCATCGGCCCCCTGTTCCTCTGTCATGGTCTTATTAGCAACAGCAACATCAACGGCTTCTATCTTGGCATTGAAGCTATCTTCAGCAACCTTTTCATTTGCCAACGCCTTGGCAGCCTTGGCTCCCTGTTCTTTTGTCACCCCCATCACAGTAGCACCGTGGTCCACCACCGCTTGTGTTTCGGCGGCTGCCTTAATTTCTTCCTTCGATTCGTAGACACGCGCCTTTGCTGCAACTTCTGCAGGCACATTGAATTCCGCACCGGGGGCCACAGCTACCTTCTGTTCATACTTCGCCGAATCGGCAGCAGGTACATCTACGTAGGAAAGTTTTCCTCCATACGATTTGTGAAATGGCAGTGCAATCCCCGGAAGATCATTGGTGAATGTTGTAGCTTTACCAACTTCATCTGGACGATTACCACGCCACAGACGTACATGCCCTTCTGGTACTGCTGGTAGGTCAGCCGCTATAGCTGCAGCATCCTTGCGAAACTGCACAATAGGTGGTTCTTTCGGTGCTGCTTCAGCAGTCTTGATGTCTGCAGTATTTGCAACGCCACTCAATAATTTTTGTTGTTGATCTACAGGCAATGAGTCGACATATTTCTGCTGATCAGGCGTCAATGAATCGAATGCTTTCTGGTGCTGTTCCGTACGTGGTTCAGTCAGTCCCTCCACCTTCGCCCCGGCAGGCACTTCAGGGGCTGCTTCCTTGCCGGTAGGTGGTGGCGCAACTTCACCAGCAGGTATCTCAGCCGCTGGCTTCTCCACAGGCTTGCCACGGATGTCTTCGCCAGTGATGCTCTTGTACATGGCGTCCAGCTTGGACATGTAGGCAGGCGCATTGGGCGACTCGCCACCGCGTGCTTCCCACTGTGCCTTGAGCCGCGCTGCGAGTTCAGCCGGTCCCAGATCGACCAGACTCTCCCGCAACGCCTTGGGTGTCTTGCCACCCAGCGCATTCAATACCCACTTGGTACGATCTTCTTTGGTGGCCTTCCAGATTGCTGTGCCCTGCTCGTCGTAGATGACCTCCGGTGCATCCTTGGTGATCTTCGCCAGCGCGGCTTCTTCCTGCTCTGCATACGCCTTCAGCCGTGCCCGCATCTCATCTTCGGACATCTCCGCAGCACGGTCGCGTGCTGGCTTATCGTTCTCCAGCGAGCGCAGGAAATCACGCTGCTCCGTAGGTGTCAGCTTGGCTGCCGCATTCGATTCCAGAATCCGCTGGTCTTCCTGCTGCCGTGCCAACTGCTCCTCACGTACCCGCTGTTCTTCCTTCGCCGTTCCGGCAGTCAGCACATGCGGCAGCGGCTCCTCACGTTGCAGTGGCAACTGCGGCAGTGGCTCCTCACGTCGTGTCAGTTCTGCATCAAGTTTCGGTAATGTCTTGTCTGACTCCACCACCTTCTGTTCTGGCGGTCCCTCGATTGTCGGTAGCGGCCTGCCTGCTTCTTCTGCTGCCCTCTGTGCTTCACGGCGTGCTGCCAATGCCTGTGCTTCCTGTGTCGTGGTAACCCCCGCCTCGGCCCGCGCAGCAGCATCCCGCTGTTCCCGTGCCAAATTGGCAGTCACTTCCGCACTGGTAACGATCTCACCGGGCAACTGCTTGCCGGTTACTTCTTCCGGAGTCAATATCTCAGGAAGGGGTGACTTGCCAGTTACCTTCGCTTCATACTCATCCCACTGCCGTTTCTGATCTGCCGCAAATGCATCACGTTCAGCATAGTGTGCTGCAGTCGCTTCTTCAAACCGTTGCTGTGCCTGTCGTTGTTCTTCATTCATGCCAGCAGTGGCACCACGCTGCGTCTCGTCGTATAGCTCTCTGGTAGGTGGTGGCAATGCCAACTGCTGCGGCCCCTGCGGCGTGGCAGGTGGTTGTTCTGTATACAATGCCAAGGGATCGAAGTTCCAACCAACCTTCATCTCGACTGGCTTGTTGGCGGCAATGGCCAGCATCGCTTGCTGATGCCATGCAGCGGCAGCATCCGGATCACTGGACTTCATGTCACTGGCTATTATTCTTGATGCTTTCAGCCGGTCCTTGATAGATCCTTCATTCAACTTGGCAGGATCAATGGGATTGGCAGTAGTCGCACCGACTGCCCGCTTCTGTGCATTGTTGTAGGCAGTACCTGCCAGACCGAACGGTGCCATCAACGCTGTCATCTTCAGCGTCGGACCAACTGACCCCAAAGCCGCTTCGCCCATACCCGGCGTATTCGGCAGCCCAGACTCGACGCCTGCCACACCACCCGCCGCAGCAGCCTGCACCGGCACCTGTATCGCCCCAGCCTTGAGGGTATTAGCCAACGTGCGTCCCACCCCCAGCAACGGCGGTGCGACGTAATCATCCATCAGCGCCTGCGCTGCAGGCTTCCTGAACATGCTGGTGGCACCGGTCAGCAGCTTACCCCCTACCGCCGACATGGCAGCCTGCCCTACGCCCTGTATGGCCCCCGCAGCCAGCCCCTGTCCGACACTGCCACCCTTCTCCCGCGTCTCGGTGTACTGCGATCCGCCAAACAGCAAGCCACCAGCTATCGCTGGGCCTGCGATCTCACCAACACCGGGGATAAGGGCAGTACCTGCCGCTGCCAGTGCGGGCACTACGCTCGATGCCGCCTCACCCCAACCGCCCTGATTGACTTGGTACAGCGGGTCATGCTCGCGGGCGCGGGCACCCTCCACCAGCGACTTGCCCAGTTCATCCGCACCGAACGCCTTCAACGCCTGCCCTGCCATCTCAGGCAGTGCCACTGCCGCGCCACGGGCGAAGCCGTGGCCAACGTCAGTCAGGAACCCCTGCTTCTCGGGAGGTGGCGGTGGCGGCGCAGGCGCGGCTTCCTGCGGCTCTGGCATACCCCAATGCATCCGCGCACTCTGAACATACGCGGCAATGCGGGGATCTAGGGCCGGTGCAACCTTTGGAAACGGTAAACCGGGAAAGACAGGATCAGCCACACTATGTCACCGGGTAGTTGGTTTTGGTGGAATCGAAGGTAACGACGGATACAATGATGGTGTTCCTTGCGGCATGCCTTGCATGAACGGCGCAACAGCTATTTGATTCAATACACTGGTAGGCAAATGTATTGCTCCCGGTGTCAAAGTTTCGCCTGTCTTGCCTGCCTGAGCTTGTGCTAATGCTGTCAAACCCTTTATGTCTTTACGTCTTATCATATCGTTTATAAACGACTGTTTCTCTGCTTCAGGCAAATGAGCCATGAAAGACGTATTGGCTTGTGACTGTTGCGCCTCTGCCGACATCTGGTGGATGGGTACCATGGCCTGCTGCACGCCAAGCTGGCCTTGCTGTACGCCAAGCTGGCCTTGCTGAATGTTGGTGCCTGCGTAGTCATGCTCCAGCTTGCCCAGTTCCAGCATGCGGGCGGATAGCTCACGCTCGCGCATGCGCCCGGTCATCGACGTGTCATTGGACACCTGATTCAACTGCTCGCGCACTGCACTCATCTGATCCTGCAGCGGACTCTGGAGAGTCGGTGCCTGTGGCCGGAACTGACCCCCGGCGAAGTTGCCGCCGTAGGAGTTGCTGACCGCTTCGAAGTCACCCCGGTCGGCCGCTGCCGCCCGCGCCGCGCTCAAGGCGCGACTGGTCTCAGGCGACAGTCCCGACATGGCCGCCGACGAAATGCTCGACACCGACCCACGCTGCCCGGTGAGCGGCGAGGGCATGTCCGACTGCCGGTAGTACCCCTGCGTCGTACCATCCGGATTGGTAAACGTAGCCTGTGAGTCACGAGTGGCAGGCACCATATGCTTGACACCATCCGGACCTGACCACCAGCCACCACCGGCTGGTTTATTGCTATAACCTGCACTGTACACAGGCGACTTCTTGTTGATAATGTCCTGATCGGCCTGTCCCGGCGACTCCATTCCCGGCACTGCGTTGTTCCACTGTGCGTTAGTGGGTGTTGGTCCTGTCACGTCTACCGTGGGAGTAGTGCCATACATATCCCCAGTAGGGTTCGATGTACGTGCGTCCAATGCACTCGGCCCCATGACAGGAGATGTCTGTCCGGTCGTCTTCGCCGCATTTCTCATCTGATCCAATGAGAAGCCATAAGGTGACCCTACCAACGGTGCTGCAGGTGCAGTTGGTTGTGCTGGTGCAGCAGGTGCAGCAGTAACCGGACTTGGCAATTGCGGATAACCCCTGTTATTGATTAAAGAAGCATTCCATTCGGTGTTGGTGGGATCGAGTGACTTTGCCATGACTGCCTCAATTCTTGATGTACGCGCCGAACGCGCCCTGCCCGAAGCCCCACTTCAGCGGCTGCAGCATCTTGTCTTCGATCTCCCGTCGACACTCGCGCACCGCCGCTTCGAACCGCTCGCTGTGCGAGTTGGCCTTCTTCGTGGCCCACTCCCGGCCATTGTCGTCTTCGGCATCGTAGGTGCGCCATGCGCGGAAAGCTGCCCACTCCAGCATGTCCAGCGCCCAGTCTTCGGGGATCTCCAGTTGCTGGGTCACCCCGGCCGTCGCTTCCTCTGGCGACTGCGACTCATCCGATGCATCGTCCAGTGCCAACGTCATCAACGGCAGACGTATCGTGCGCAGGTAAATGAACTTGCCAGCCTGATCTGCACTGGGTGTAGCCCGCACCAGTAACTGAATCTGGTACTTATCATCCACCTTCACACTCTCATCGGTGGAGTATTCAGAAGGTGCGGTAGCGGTGCTGATCATGGTATTGACATTGAAGCCACCAGTGAATCCGGATGCCACATGATCAGTGTAGATGTTCAGGCGGGCATAGGTGTTGGGATGGGTCATCCGCACCATATCCTGCACTGCGTCCTGATGACGTGCGCTCAACACCCGCAGCACTGAGGGATGCAGCGTGTACAGCACCTGACCGGGCACCAGCGCCACCTTGGCCACGGCAGGCGTGCTGTCGTCGCGGATGCACAGGGCACGGCGGGCGAACCGGCGCTGCGCCTCGTTGATGTAGCGCAGCAGCCGGGGCTTGGGCCAGAAGTCGTCGGGATCACCCGCGATCTGACTGCTTATGTCACGGAGCAGCGCCCCCTGCAATTCGTCCAGACACTCTTCGATGTCCACGTTTCATGGCTCGTTGGGATCAGCGAAACGATAGGGAAAGCGCAGCCGCTTGCGATAGCCGATGATCTGCCGGGTGGCCTCGTCCACGATGGGCGCTGACCACACGGCGTCGTTCAGCACGTTCAGCAATTCTTCCGGCACCATCGCCTTCTCGCCACTGCGCAGGATGAAGCCCCGGCCATTGTGACCGATGAACAGACCGGTCGGCGGGATGTTTTCGTTGTCTTCCAGCACAATGCAGGCACGCGGCCCGGTGTACGGTGGCGGCTCATTGACGACTTCCGGGGGTTTGTCGATCAGTTGCCCCGGCACCACGCCCATGGGCAATACCGTGTCATCACCGATGTTATCGGCAAATGCATTTGCCATTGCACTCATTGTCAATCCTTGTCTTCTGCTGTTGCTTTGTTGAATGATGTTGCGTAGTCGTCTTTTTCGACTGGCAGACTGTCGAGATGCTTGGTCAGGAATGCCACCACTTCCTTGACATCGGTGAATGCATAGCCCTTCCACGGATCTTTCCATGCAGCCCTTGGCTTCATGTTCTCGTCTTGGATCTTTTCATCGATCACTTCGACTTCGTAGCCGTTCTGCAACCGCTCGATACGGACAATGCATTCACTCATGATGCACTCCAAAAAGACGGAGGGTCTTATACGGTGCGGAGGAGTTGCCCGCCGCCCCCCGTTATAACGCGCACCATCAACCCACCGTTTCCGCTGCCTTCTTGTCCTGCGCCGCAACCTTGTCGGCCGCAGCCTTGGCCTCATGCGCAACCTTGGCCGCAGCCGCCTTGTCTTCCGCTGCAACCTTGTCGGCTGCAGCCTTGGCATCATGCGCGGCCTTCACCCCGGCTTCGGTAGCTTCCTTGTCATCCTGCGCCTTCTGCACGTCTGCAGCGGCCTGCTTTGCCACTTCCGCACTGGCTGCAGCTTTTGCCTGTGCCGTTGCGGAAGCCGCCGCAGCCGCCCGCGCCTTCAACACCTCCGGATCTTCCGGAGGTGGCCGTCGCGCTTCAGCCTGCGTCATGAGCATGATGATGTAAGCCTGCTCGTCGGGAACCATCGGCAGGGACCGGACATACGTTACTGCAGAATTGAGATTCATGATCATCCTCTCCTAACCTTGGGCTTCCCAGATCAGCGTCTTCGACGCCGGGATCAGCGCCGCCGGAATTGTGAAACTGCCAGCATCACCACCGGCTGCCGTACCAACCGTGATACCGGTCGGCGATGCTGCCAGCGTGCGAGTACCTGCAGCGACGGTATGCAGTGCCGAGCCATTGGCCATACCGGCGAACCACTCGTCGCTGATGCCATCCGTGACGTTGTACACCCGGATGGAACGGGGAGTGAAGCCCACCACGAAGGTGGTATTCACCGCCGCTGCCGCATCGGTCACGACGTAGCCAGTGGCGTAGTTGAGAACGCCTGCGGCCTGCGTTTGTGTATTGGTAGTCAGTGCCATGTTGTCATCTCCTTCAAGCGACAGTGGTAATTGGGGGTGGATCGCCGTTCTCGGCGTACGTGGTGGTAGCCACGCCGGTATCGGCGTCGAGCGAGGCGTTGGTCAGCATGATCGCGTCACGCAGCGAGTTCAGATCGGTAACCACTGAACTGAGATCGGTGGCAGTACCACCACCGCTCCCGCCGCCACCTCCCGATACCTGCTTCCTGATCTCGACAATCAGTTGCTCGATGACCTTCTTGGTCTCCGGGTCCATCATCGATGCTTGCACCGCCACCGTACCTGCAGGCATCGGCGCATCGGCAGCCAGCGGCGACAGGTCGAACATCATCGGACGCTTGACCTTCTCGACTGGCACTTCCTTCTCGGCCTTGTGCCGCTTTTCGGCGTCGGCCTCGTCCTTGATCACTTGATCGTGTTTGGTAGTCATGACGACTCCTTACGCCGTCGCCGCGACTTCGCAGCGGATGAAGAAGGCGTCTTGCAGGATGACCGCCGACTGCCACGCTTTCCAGCCCACCGTACCACGCTGACCCAGTGGGTCACCAGCCGCCGGTTTCGGATTGACCACCATCGGCGTCAGCGAATCCTTGCCGCGCAACGGCACGATGCCGTACGCATCGCGAGCGATGATCAGGATCGGGTACACATCCGCCAGCGTGCCGCTGGTGGAACGCATCAGACCCTTGGCACCACCCGCGTCGGGGAACGGCGCGAACACTGTGGAGGTAAGGTAACGCACACGCTCGACCGAGCCGATTTCGTTCTCCCATGGCGTGGTCGTGCCGTACTGCTTGGTGCTGATGAAACCGGTCATGGTGCGGACATCGGTCTCGCAGTCCGGATGGATCAGCGCGATGTACGCGGCCTCGATTGGCTCCGTCCGATAGTCCGGTGTCGACTTCAGCACCGACGTGATGAACTTCGCATTCTGCCGATTCAGCGCCGTGGTGATCTGCCGCTGCAGCGCCAACGTCATCGGAGTGACAACCGTGCTGCGACCAACCACACCACCCGCGTAGAAGACGTTGGTGCCCGCCTTCAGGATGTTGTAGCGCACCGTCTCGATGGTCAGCGACGCCTGCTCTGCCATGATCGTGGTGGCTTCCTGCAGCACCGGGTCTTCGTGGGTGTCTTCCACCACATCGGTGATGGTGATGAAGTCACCATACTGATTCAGTTGGACCGTGTAGTCGACGTACGTCAGCCGGGAGCCGGATGGCGTGATGCCTTCGACCAGTGGCGTGATCGCAATCGGCACGAAGTACGGTTGACCTACCGTGCCCGCGCCCGCCGAGCCGGTGGCACCGACAAGGAAGTAGCGACGGAACTTCGCGCTCTTGGTGTTGTTCTGCGGAATGGGATACTGCTGCCCGAATTTCTCCAGCACCATGTACGGCATGGCACGCTTGAGCAGATCCTTTACGACGTAGGCAGCGGTACGGGGAGTGATATCTCCGTAGGTGACGGGAGTTGCCATGGTTATATCCTTTGTACGAGATGAATGTCAGTCAACGCTGGTTGATTGCATCAGCCCACGCACCATCAAAATCATTGGCGTCGATGGCAGTAACCGGCGTTGAGCGTTTGGAGCCGACCACGGTGAGCGCCGCCGCCGCTTTTTTGGCCGGTGCTGACAGTTCGGGCGTACGTTTTGCTGCAGGTGCTGCGGCTGCGCTTGGCGGCGCAGCGATTGACTGTTTGTAGGTGCTGATCAAGTCGGCCACCTCTTCCGGCGTACCTTCCTTCATCACTCGTTCAGCACCCTGACGAAATGCTACCGGCAACGTTGGCACCCATGCCACCACTTTGCCATATATCGTATCGTAGTCCTCATGCTCACTACGCAATGCACCAAGAGTCAGTTGCTCTTCGATGGCATCGGCAGTGTCATTGAACCGGCGCAAGACAGGACCATACACCTCACCCATCTTGGTAAATACATACTGCACTGCGTTGTACACTGCCACCTTGGTACGCAGTGCCTCTGCAGTGGAAATTTCCGGCCACTGCTCCTCGTGCCGCTTGAGCGTAGCCGCTTCCTCATCGGTCGGCCTGTACCACTGCGGCTCGACCGGCGCGGCAGGCTGCTCCGGTGCCTTGGGTTCCGGCTTGGCCTCGACCGGTTCCGGTGTCGGTGCAGGCGTCGGAGGTGCCTTCTTGAATTCCGCCACCTCCGCTTCCAGCCGTGCGATCTTGGCATCCGGCGTCTCTTCCGGCTCCTCGACAGGTGCTGGTTCTTCTGCAGCCGGGGCAGCTTCGACAGGGGGAGCTTCCGCTTCGGCCTTGGGCGCTTCAGCAGCCACCGGAGTTGTCGGTGGGGGCGATTCCGCAACCGCTTCCGCGAATGCGTCTGCGAATGATTGATCAGCTAATGCTGCGGCAGCACTGGCTGCTGTGTCTTGCGGTTGTTCTGGTGTGGTAGCCATGGGATGTCCTTGTAAGCCTTTGATTCGGTTATGTCAAGCTCTTCACTGGCGGGGGTTGTTCATTGATGTATTTCTGCAGCTTCTCCCAGATGTGCACCTGCCCCTGCAAATGCAACAATTCCGCTTCTGTGCAAGTACGCAAACGCCGGTCCAACATGGTCAACTCCACTGCTACCAACCGCAGCAATGCTTCACATGCCAATTCACCACGCATTGCGTACAACCTTGTGCGAAGTTCATTGACCTGCATCTTCGCATCCATCACATCATTCCCGGCGGTGGTGGCATCATTGCCTGTGGCGGTGGTGGTTCTGGCACTTCGCCTTCTTTGGGGGTTGGTGTTTTGTCCTTACCGCTCATCTTACGGAAGCCCTTGGCAATTGCATCTGGTAACTGGGCACCTTGAGTAGCTGCGTGTACGTCGGCTGGAGTTACCCCACTCTCCAACCCCTTCAGCATGGCGTTGTAGACATCGATAGTCTGCTTCTGCGTCGCGGCGTCGGCCTTGGCCGAATTGGCATCGGATTGGGTCAGCGACTTGACTGCGCTGGCCAGCGTCTCGCGGATCTGCGCAGTCAGCATCTCCTTCGCACTGGCTGCCTGTTCCGCCGCCTTGGCTTGGTTCTGCTGGTCGATCATGTTGGCTTCCAGATCGGAGACCACCACTATGCTGGCATCGACATCACGCACCCGCAGCCGCTCTGTCAGCAGCTTGTGCCAGTTCAGGTAAGGCCGCTCCTCTGGCTGCAGCGTAGCCGCCAAGTTATCCAGTGCCATGCCACGCACCTCCTTGGCGATGAGACTGGTTGATCCTCTTGCAATCGGCTGGAAATCACCACGGATGTTGGGATCGGGATTGAAGTGCTTGTTGAACAGGATCAGCGACTGCACCACCGAGATGGTGAAGGTGTCGAAATTGTGCACGGCGTCCTTGAACGGCAGCGCCGCCATGCCGTGGATCATCGACGCCCCGGCTGCGGTGCGCATCGGCTCGCTAGGTTGGCCCTGCATATCCCCACCAGTAGCAGGATTGACGAACGTCTCGCGGTCGGCGAAGTCCATGAACATCTCCACCACCTCCTTCAACTCCGGAATGTGCGAGGCGATGTTGATCTCGCGCACGGCGGGCCACTGCGCTTCCGCGCCCATCCCCTCACGCGACCAGAGCTTGTACGGCTGCACCGTCTGCACATCCTGACCGGGCCGCAGCAGATCGACATTGACCTCCAAATTGGGGCCACAGGTGACCGATGCATTGTCGAGCAGCATGCGGGTGGCAGCGGCGATGGCCATCTGCGAGTCACGCATGATATTGGGCAGGCCATTGCCCATCAGGTTGCTGTCGTCTTCTTCGAACAGAAAGTGGTGGTACATCGCCGTGCGTTGATCCGGCTCCAGTGCCAGCCATGGGGACACGTCACCCTTGATGATCTGGTTATCGACCATCCAGATCGAAGCATCGGCGGTGTCTGCTTCAAAACCCTCCGGAAGTACCACGCCACAAGCCTTGATGTCTTCGGCGGATACATATCCCTCCCACACCAACACTTCGTATTTCGTTGTGGTATTAGGGCTGACATTGGTCGACACCCCCATAGTACGCAAATCCGATTCGAACTGCTTCTCCTTGAAATTACCTTGTGGATTGTTCTTCAAGATGCCCTTGATAGTGTCACCGAAGAAATCAGGGCGATCTGCCAGTTCCCGCATCTGACTCATGCTCATCACCATACGCTGGAACTGGCCATCCATCTGGTAGAAGTGCTTGGCCGACATATCCGGGTAATACTCCCAGATCGGCACGAATTCGAAGTGTGGCCGGAACCCCGGCACCTCAGTCGCCACGTACTGCCCGGTCTGCTCGTCCTTCTGCCATGTGCGCCGTAGCTGCGTACGGGTGAACGGACCCTTCATCACCCCCACCCCGTACATGATCCCCGACAGCATCACCCGGCGACACAGCGACACGTAGCTGACGTTGCGGCTGCCGCCAATCTCGGTCAACTGGTCGGACACTTCCTGCGAAAGATTGTCCGCACGCTTCTTGGCGAAGTCGCGGATGGCCTGCTCGATCAACTCGTCGTTGAGTTGGGTCTGCGTCGTCTGTGCATGCTGCTGCGCTTCGGCCAGTACCTGCTGCAGATCCTCCCGACTCAGGTTGGGCACCGGGGAGATCTCGATGCCCCAGTTCTTCTCGGTCTGCGGGAACAGCAGGTTCATCATCCGCGACAGGAAGGAGATGCATTTAACTCGTGTAATACGTGGGTATGCCTGAGACCGTTCCTTGTCGATCTTCACCTCCGGGTCATACTCGCCGAGGAACTGGCGCAGGTTGCGAGTCCACTTCAACTCCTGCAGCTTACGGGCCGACTCGTACTGCTTGAAGCGATCTGCCAACCGGTTGCCAAGGGCACGTAGCCTATCCCGGTCCCGTGGCAGCGGCGCTGCATCCATCTCACCTGCTGTGTTAGGTGGCATTGCTGCTACTTTGGCTGCGCTCATCGGGAAATTCCCTTCTTGATCGTATCTACAATGCCTGACAGCGGTGCTGGTATCAAATCCTCAAACAAACCCGGTTTAACCAAATCCGATACATTTGACAACGATGATGGATTCATACCAGCACTTACCAATCTACCCATCAGTGATGATTTTTGCGCAGCATCTTGCGCGGCAGCAGCTTCTGCAACACCGGGCATGGCGGGAGCATTGCGATTCACCATATTGATACCAAGGCGGGTAGCCAGATTACGCCCCAGACTCATGGCCCTTTCGCCTATTGTTGGCTCTGGTGCCTGAGTACCCCAAACACCACCAATCTTTGGATTGCTGGTTTTTTGGTAATAGTAATTCTGCAGATCAGTATCATTTACACTCAACGGACCATGCCAAGGTGCATTGAACAACTGTTGTGCTACTGGTGATTTTGTAATGGGTACGTTGACAGGCAAACCACCCTCGTAACCACGAAGACCAGCCATTCGTTCTTCTGGATTGGCACCTCTGGTTAAACCCCAAGGTGGAGTTGTTGGACCTTCACCCCATGTGGCATCAGGGTAAATTTTTTCCATATTGGCAGCTATTACCTTATCCAACTTACCTTCTGTACTAGGGTTAAATGGCATACCTGCCGGTGAATGCATACTGTGCAATCCTTCATGTGCCACTACATTGGATAATGGCATAGCAGAATCATTGGCAATAAACATATTGCCAGTCTCTGGCATGGTCCAACCCCCTACACCTAATGCTCTTGCTTTGGGTACATGATAGACATTTGGTGGCATGCCAACTGCAGCATTGGTGCCACGTACTGATTCCATAACCGGATTGGGCATGCCTTTGGGCCATTTAGTCACTGGCCCTTTTTTCATAGCCTCATTGGCAATTGTTTCAAGTATGGCGTCCCTGCCTTCCCTTTTTGGAGGGGGCGGACTGGTGACGATACTTTCATCGCCTGATGTTCCATATGGCATGTGTCACCTCAACACGTACGGGTTGTGATACACCCTTGCTGGCGGCATATTACGCTCACGTAGCTCTCTTGAGTGCGACAAGTGGAAGTGCTGGCACAGGTAACCGAAGGCATCGCCGGGGTGCGAGTGGTCGTTCTTGATCGGTTCCGCGTTGGTGACGCCACGCGGCGAGATGCCGTACTGCCAACCTCCCCTCAGACTTCTGATCAACCCCCTGCACGTCACTGGATCGATGCGCAGCGCCGGTCCATCTTCGGTCAGACGACAGGTGAAATGCTCGATGGCCTCGATGCGTCCCGGCAACCGGTTGTTGCCGGTGGTGATGCGCACCTTGAAATGACGACGCAGCACGTCGACCACCGTCTTCTCGTCGGTCTGCGTCCGCTGCGCCGCAGCCGGATCGGGCGCAATGATGAAGTCGGCATCGGGATATTCGGCTCGCAACAGCGGACGCAGGCGGTTGCTGATGAAGCGTTCCGCGCCCATGTCGCGCTGGACCAGTTCATGCAGGACGTTGAGTCGGCCATGGTGATCCTGCTGACCGAGGATCATGGCGCTGTTCATGCCGGGATCGAAGCCGCCCACCAGTTGCATGCGCGGGTTCCACTTCAATCGCGTCTCGGACAGATGCAGCTTGGGCTTGAAGGTGGCGATCACCGGCGTGCCGACCAGCGAGTAGCCCCACTCGACCTCGATGAACTGCTTGACCCACGACTCTGAGTGGTCCTTGGCCAGCGACGTGTAGTAGGCGCGGCCACCGGGCAGCTTGTCCAAGTTCTCGGCATTGATAGCGAAGCCTGACGGCTGCCTGAAATACGTCCATGTCGAGGGCACCTCGCCCATCAGCAGCTTCTCGTTGCGCCGCACCGCCATGTCCTCCGGATTCAACGAGAACAACTCGGATTGGTTCAGCGCGTCGTACCACCACTGGTCTTCGTTGCCGGGGTTCGACGCGCCCCACATGCCCCAGTTGGTCGCCTTGCCGTCCTTATCCGATGGATAGCGCCCGCAGCGTGCAGCCAACGCGTCGACAACCGCTTTCGGCAATTGTACGAACTCGTCGATGATGACAAACGTAACATCCAGAGACAGCACCCGAGCAACGTCATCAGGAGTATCCAAGGCACGGAACAGCACCTCGCACTCCACGTCGGCGAACCTGAGTATGAAACGCGAGTCGGTTGCATGCCATTTCCCTGCCTGTCCGTCCTTGAACCAGATCATCCACGAAGGAATGGTAGTATCCCTGAGTTGTGGTCCTGTGTTGCGTACCACCACCGCCTTCACCCGGCGCACGCCATCAACCGGCGACTTGTCCTGCTTGGTGGCCAGATAGACCAGCTTGAAGAAATTGCCGGTGGTCTTGCCACTACCAACGGGACCGATGATCCAGTCGGCGAATAGTTCGCCCTTGGCGTGGTGCTTGATGAAGGCACCGACCGTGGGGGCTGGTGTGTAGTCGATGAGGCTCATTGGTTGGCCGGTGCCACATAGAGAGTGTCCTGCGCTGCAGCGTTGACCACCCCGGCGCAGACGATGCGGTACTTCCAATCGCCATGAGTATCAAACCATATATCAATGTGGTACTTCCCTGTACTGTCGCGTACCACCTCATCATCTGTACCATATATGTAAACATCATTGCGTGCTGAAAGTGGACCCTTGTGTTGCATCTTGAAGGTGATCGAACTGGGATCGGTCAAGTCACCATCCAGCGTGCGGCACTCCCACGCGATGCGCCGCGATTGACCCACGATGATGTCTGCCATCTCAAGCTCCGGTTATGATCAGCGGCTGATCGTACATAAAGACAGAAATTGGTGGTAACTGCCGTATAGTCACGTTCAGAGATTGATCGTAC